TGAACTGCTCGCCACCTGCGGGAATCGGGATGCCTACGAGATCGCGGAAAAGCACCCAGTATTGCCCGTCACCGTTATGCTGACCGATTTCGTGCAGTGCGTGTGTGTGCGATGCTAGTGACGTTTGGATGTTTCCATCTTCGTCCACCTGAGCAAAACCATTGGCTAGTCCAAACTGCTCGGCGATGGACTTGGACGGGAATCTCAAGAGGTAGTCGATCATGTCGTGAGAGATTGGAGTTTAGCGTCTGGCAAGCGTTTGCGGAAAACCTTTACTTGCTTAAATGTTCCACTAAGAACAGCTGATGACCAGTTCCTACCAATTTTAAGCGAGTTAGCAGTTGCCATCGTCCCGCTGGTATCTTCAGTTCCTAATACATTATTGACCGCAAGCTGAAAAGAATTTAGCTTCATCGCTGCTGCCATTTTATTATTTTGATTTAATGTAATGGCAATCTGAACTGATGCAAAAGTAGTGCCTCCGTCAACTTCAGCGCAGACCGCTCTATTTGATGAAGGGTATCCCGCTAATGTAGATTGTTCAGCCGAAGTCGAGTTGTCAAAACTTAGATAAGAGGGGAAGCCTGCGTGACTCATACCCGATGCTTCTGCAAACAGTGTATGTTCGGACTCGTTGTAAACCGTTGTGAAGTCACTCCCAGTAATCGAGCAAGTATCCGCGCTACGCACCACGGTAGATGCCACGGTCGGGATGTAGGAGGTGGCGAAGGAGCCTGCTTCCAGTTGCGCGCCCCAGAAATGAGTCGTTCCAAGTGATGCAATGTTTCTCGTTAAATATACAATAACTGCAACACATCCAACTGGAGTAGTGAATGAAACACTTATCCTATTCCAAGATGTTGATGATGTCTGAGAAAAGTATGATGTTGGTGCTACAATGTTTCCTCCTGCCGTAGAGTTCACAATACTATAAGCGGCTTCAGTTGCAGTTCCTCTTTTTACATAGAATGAAAATACATATGATGTGCTTGGCGTTACTGTGACTGTTTGAGTTACAAAGTTAGCACCACTCGTTGTAACGTTTGATGTATCTGCCGTAGTCGTCCCATCTGGAGCAACTTCTGAATCTTGAGTTATTGTTGCGCCTAATAATGTCCAAGGTGCAACTATGCTCTGGCTCCGCAAAATGAGATTAGTCCTAGACTCCTCAATGAGCAGGCCTTTGCAAGCAAACGGAGAGACAGGGTCGTGGTCGAAGCGTGCGGCGTTAATAGCGGCTGATTGGATCAGGCCATCGCTCCCAACGAAAGTCGCAGTGGATGCGCGGGTGAACACCGGAGTCGGCCCTTTCCTTGCCGTCAGAGTCTTGTCGGCGGCGAACTGGAGGTCGAGGGAAAGGCCGTCGGTGTTCAACCCCTCACCCCTCACCCCGAGATACCCGATGCCCAGTTGCCCGACTCCTGATTGAAGCCCGACTCCCAGCACGCTTGTATCCTCAATTCCTCTCATCGCTCTTGGATGCTGATTGTCACCACTGGTGCCGTCGCCCCACTCAGCACTCCGCGAACCTTGCAGTTCCCCATGCTGAAGTTGAACGCACCGGCTGCCGTCAGCGCCAGGTCAATACCCTCAGAATTCTTCGCGTTGAACCAGGTCAGGCCGCCGTCACACGAAATCGCCATATTCACCGTCCCGCCCCCGAATCCGCCACTCGCAAAGAGCGTCCCGTCAGCGCCATACCAGTCCAACGTCAGAGTATTCCCGTTCGCACTTAGCTGTTCGTTCGTCGTCATTTGCACGAATCATCACTTTTGTCTGTCTGATGGCAACCCCTTTTTTTTGGACCGACAGACACGCAGCCCAGTCCACCCTCTAACAAAACGAGTTTTCGTTTTTACACAAATTTGGTAGGGGTGGGCGATAGGATGGCCGAGCGGCGCGCTCGGGGGTGGGCCGGGGGGTCGGGGCGCGGTCGCCACGGGCGCGGTCGGGCGGTCGCGGCCAGCGCGCCGTGCCGCTCTGCCAGTCGTCACGCCGTGCCGCTGTCTGCCGCTGTCTGCGCGCCTGCCCTTGCCCCTGGTCAAAAGCTCTCACTTGTTACAATGTGCATAAAGCGGAGTCTGTAAGTCATTGCAAATCAATAAAAGCGGGGGATAAACGCAGCTGGTTTGCGTTCTAACCATTGTTCCACGGGCTTTTTGCCCGTTTTAGACCGTTTCGTCGGTCTCGACGTCGATCACCTGGCCGCGCTCGAAACGCACTTTGTCTGCAGCCATCACGACCAGCGCCTCAAGGTCCGCCGCGCTGAGCTGCGACACGGCGCGCTCGTCTCCCTCCCCTATGCGGTGCAGGAGCTTCTGGGCTTCTAGGCCGTGGCCGCCTGCCTCCAACACCCACTTGGACGCCGAGACGCGGGCCGCTGCCGGCGCGCCCTGGTCTTGCAGGATGTCCGCGAGGGTCGAGAGCGCGACCGTCGCCAGATCCGCAATCGCCCGCTCTCGGATGGCGCGCATCTCCGCCTGGATGTCCGGGTTTGCATTATTGCGGCTCGCCTGGACTCGAAGCGACTGCTGCGACTCGACAGCGTATCCCGCTTTGCGCGCTGCGTCTGCCGCAGAAAGCCCGTCAGCCTTTGCTGCCGCAAATGCGCGTTGCTTGTCAGTGAGCTTGGCCATGCCTGGACGCTACCCACCGACAGACCGACAGACAAGCGGGAAATAGAGACCGGCCGCACGGCTCCGGCTTGAACAGCCGGACTGTTCGCTTGAACACGCGGAGTGCGGAGTCTATTTCCGAACTTTACCTTGCGCGTTTTGCGGCGTCCCTCCCAAAATCCCTCTTTATATACTATTCAAAAACCTCAGAGGTAAAAACAGACTCCGCACTACACCGCAAAGCGTTAGAAATGCGGGGTCTTGCGGAGTCAGTTTCCCACTTTTTCGGTTTTCTGTCTGGTGCTGAATCTAATTTATTCCGCCACAACTCGCAGACAAGCAGACATGAGCGGAATCCGTCACCTCCCACGGCGTGAAATGCGTTGCAACATCACCCTTGCGGGCGTAATTGTTCGGCATGTCCAACACGACCCACCGCACCGCCGCCCGCTACTACGCCGCCGCCTATCCATTCGGCCAGCGCGCCGGCCAACCTCGAACCCTCCGCGCGTTTTGCGGACTCGCCACCCGCTCCGCATTTATCGCCGCTCGCATGAGCGACCACCCGCTTGGCGATGGCTACCGCTGCACGCTCCAGGCCCGCGACCTCACGCCCACCGAGCGCCGCGCCCTCTCGACCCTCTCCCGCTAAACCAACCACCACCAACCAACCGAAAAAATGGAAACCATGACCGAAACACTCCCGCCCCGCGGATATGCCAGCATTGACAGCACCAACCGCGGACTTGTCCGCAAATGGCTGACCGCCCAGGGGGCGACGTATTCACAAATTGGAAATTTGACCGTTTCGCAGCTCTCCGCCGCCTATAACGACGAGACCGACGACGCCCTCCGCGCCATCCTCGAAGGCCAGACAGCCCCGCAGGCACCAGCGCCCGCCCCGCAGACAAGGCAGACAATCGCCGCCCCAGCCAGCGCCGACACCGCCGCCGCTCTCGCCGCGCTGATTGCCACGCTGCAACCGGCCGCCCCGCAGGCCGCCCCGCTCGACGAGGCGCGGATCGTGGAACTGATCGCCGAGCACGCCCCGCAATCGCCGCAGGTCACCGTTTACATCGACGGCGCACCGCAGACACGCCGGGAGCTTCCGGCCGGGCTTCGCCATTGCGCTTTTCCGGCCATTCTCGCCGCCGTCTCATTCGACTCCGTTTTTCTCGCCGGTCCCGCCGGCGCTGGGAAAACAACAATCGCCGAGCAATGCGCCGAGGCGCTCGAAACCCCGTTTTATTTCACCGGCGCGGTCGGCTCGGAATACAAATTGACCGGCTTTGTGGACGCCCAGGGCCGCACCGTCCGCACCGCATTTCGGGAAGCCTTCGAGCACGGCGGCTTGTTCCTATTCGACGAGATCGACGCCAGCGACCCGGCCGCCCTCCTCGCGTTCAACGCCGCGCTTTCAAATGGCAAATTTGATTTTCCCGATGGCAGCGTGAAACGGCACCCAGATTTCCGCTGCATCGCCAGCGCCAACACTTGGGGCGGCGGAGCCTCTCGGGAATACGTCGGCAGAAACCAGCTTGACGCCGCGACCCTCGACCGGTTCGCGCGGATCGCGATGGACTACGACCCGCAGCTCGAAAATCTGATTGCCGGCGCGCTCCACAAACACGGCGAGGCCGTCGCCTATTACGTCCAGGAGCTGCGCGCCGCAGCTCGACGGCACTCCATCCGGCACGTTATTTCCCCCCGCGCAACATACCGGACGTGCAAAGCACTACGGGCGGAAATCCCGCTCTGCGATGCCCTCAACCTCTCGCTTGAGGGGATGGACGCAGACAGCCGCGCCCGCCTCGACTCTGAGACCAGCGGCGCTCTCCACTCACTCAGCCACACCCTCAACCGCTAAAACGCCATGCACGCAATCCACAAATTCGAGACCCTCGGCGCGTTCGCAGACCACGCCGCCGCCCTCAAAGCCTCCGCCGCATGGAGGCGGGCGAAATACGAGCAACGCACGCAGACAGACAGCCAGGAGCGGACCGAGTTTACCGGCGCGGAGAGTTTCGCCCAGGCGCTCGGTTTTGCGCGCCATGGATGGCCGGCCGGACTGGCCGCGCTCCAGACAGCCCGCGCCGCCATGCCGCGCCCGACCGCTCGCGGCCGCGCCCGCCGCTTCGACGTGGCGGGGATGTATGCAGACGCCGCCCGCGCCGCCGCCGGTGATCCGTGCTCTATGGTCTGCAAAGCGCCCGGCGAGCGCAAAGGCAAATCCGTTTTGCCGCTGATTATGCCCGGCTCCTCTGGATGCGTGACCAACGCCGCCAGCATTGCCAACCAGGCAACCGCGATTTGTGGACTCATCGACGCCCTCGAAGCGGGCGGAGTCATCCGCTGCGAACTGTTCCGGCATTTCTCCACCGGCGCGGGGAATCACTCGCAGACGGTGATTGTTAAGCTCAAGAGCGCCGAGGACCCGCTCGAATTGTCCCGCCTCGCCGGCGCTCTCAGTCCCTCGACATATCGCCGCCTTTATTTCCGGCAGATTGAGACCAACGACGCCGAGGGATGGGCGAAAGCCGCCCGGAAGGGTTATGGATACACCAGGGCCGCAGAGGAGGACACCGCGCTTTTCCCACCCGGCGCGCTCATCCTGCCGTTAGCCAGCAACCTCGACGACGCCACCCCAGCGGACTCATGGCGCACCGTGACACGCTGGGCCGCAGACAACGGGATGACCATTGAAACCGCCTGACGAGTCCCCGGCGGGGGACGAAACCGGGCAACCGGTCGCGGACGCAAACAACCACCGCACTACAAACAAAATGCAAACCACCACCACCACCCGCACCGCCCCGCTTTTCAGCCTCGGGCAAACCGTAGCAACCCCCGCCGCGCTCGACCTCCTCAAATCGACCGGCGGCGGATTGCCGGAACTCGCCCGGCACCATCGCGGCGACTGGGGCGACACCGGCCGCGATGCCGACCCCGGCGAAATGTCCGACTGGGAACTTAACGATTTCGCCCTCCTCGACGGCAGCCGGATTTTTTCGGTTTACCAGCTCGGCGAAGAAAAAATCTGGATCATCACCGACGCCGCCGACGAGGACGGCCGCCGCGCCTCAACGTGCATCATGATGCCCGAAGACTATTGACCCCAACCACCCAACCAACCACCCACAAAAAAAAATGACTCGTCAAACCTACATCCTCGACACCCGGCACCGCGCCGGGCGTAGTCTCTCCACCCTCAACCGCCGCCGCAGGCCGGCGCACGGCAACGGCCGAGCAGCTCAGGCGCTCGCCGCGCTCGTCGCGGTCCTCGTCTCAGCGCTCGCGATTTATACCACCATCACCGCCAACCAATAAAAAATATGACAACCAACGAATCCCGAAAAACATTCCGCGCCGCTATCCTCGCCGTCCTCACCACCGACAGCGACACATGGCCGCGGCCGGTTATTTACGCCGAGCACATCGCCGGCGACAAATACCGTTTCAATGCGTGCAACGCGCCCGCCATGCCCGCCGCCGCAATACTTTGGCTTTGCGTCGAGGGTGACTCGTTCGGAGAACTCTCCGGCGACAACGAAGCGGATGCCGACGGCATCGAAAACAACATGTTCGAGGACGCCGTCAACGACGTGAACGAGGCCCATTTCTTCAACCGCTAACCCACCCACACCACCCAGCCCGGCCGGAGCAATCCCGCCGGGCTTTCTTGCGTCAGCGCCCCAGGCACCGAGCACCGGCCGGAGATCGACCAGCCGCCCCAGCCGTAGCAGCAGACAGACAGACCGGCCCCGACCGCCCCGACCCGGACCGCCGCACCCGATCCGGCCCCGGCCAGGCCCACCGCGGCCGCGCCCGCCCGACGCCCCGCCCTCCGACTCGGCGCTAATCATTCGGCGCTAATCATTCGGCGCTATTGTTTTCTTGACTCCTTACGCTCGCGGGCGTAAGTTCTCGGCGCTATGCAAATCACACTCCACCACGAAGCCAGCGCCTTCGGGATGCCCGTCATTCTCGACCCGGAAGGCAAACTCATGAAGTATCCCAAGGGAATCAAGCTCCTCCGCAAGCGGCTGCGCCTTTCGACCACCGCTCTCGGCGCTATTTGTGGCGTGAGTCACCGGACGGTGGAGAAGTGGGAGGCAGGTCAAATCCCCCCTGCCTTCGCCCTCAACGCGATGTCCCTCCTCCCCCTCGATACCGTGGTGCCACGGCCGGAGCGTCAGCCCGCCGTGATGTGATACCGCCAGACCTTGCGGTTGCCGTCGTAGCTGCCCTTGCTGACCAGCCCGCCCTTGCCTGCAAGCCGGTTGAGCGCAGATCCACACGCTCCGTGCCAGTTAAACATCTGCTTCGCTTGGTCGCGCACTGGCGAGCCTTGGTCGGTCAGGCGGCTCTCGATCTCCATCGCCGTGAACTCCCGTGGCAGGTCGTGCCAGATTCCCAGGTGGGTCACTGCCGTCTCGATGAGTTGCTCGATGCGCCGCGCCGGGCTGTTCGCATCCACTGAATCGACCAGTTCGGGGTCGCGCCACGCAAGCACGCCGGAGCGCGTGTCGCGAAGCTCTTCTGGCACCACCCACTCTTTGAGCGACTGAGCGAACGCAGACAGTTCGAGGCGCAGCATCGCTTGCAGCGCGTGCTTCCCGGCAGGAGTGGACGTGTCGATGGGCAGTGTGACTGGCGAGACGTGCAGCAGGATGATCTTGTCTGACATGTCAGCATCGAGCGGCGGGATGATTTGCAGGGCTTCTGGCGTGTCGTTGCAGCAGACCATGACCGCCCACACCGGCCGGGCAGACACGCTCGACGTGTGCCGCTTACGGAGTTGCACGGCGTGCGGATACATCGCCTCCTTGAAGGCAGCCCCGAACGCCCGCCTGGCGCGGATGTCGGTGGATGCCGAGCAGTCATCGACCAAAAGCATCTCGGAACCGATCAAGTCATCGTTCCAAAGGATGTCGCCGCTCCATGCCTTGTAGGGGTTCGCCACGCGGCCGCCCAGCATCTCGGTGACGATCCACGCCAGCAAACTCTTGCCGGAGTTCACTTCGCCGGCCAGCACCAGCATCGGCGACGGGATGTGCGTGTGCGAGTTGACAGCCGTCCAGCGCCCGGCGAGCCATGATAAGAACACCTCCATCGCGGTCGGGTTGGCGAATGCTTGTGAGGGCAGGTCGGTGATGATCGGGAAATCCCCGTCTGCCGGTTGCGGCGGCTTCGCCTCGGAGGTGATGAGGATCGGCAGGCCGGCGTTGTCTGTTGTCAGTCCCTGCTTGTGGCCTGCCAGATTACCATTCCATTGCACGCCGCCATCTAGCTCGCGGTTCGCCACCGTCGCCTTGACCGCCCGCATCAACTCCTTGGCGTCCGTGTATTGGTCTGCCAGATGGCGGGTAATGCCTGTGACTATTGGGCTGAGTTTCGAGTAGGTGAAGAACGCATTGCCCACACGGACCAGATACTTACTGGCCGGTCCGTCGTAGAAAACATCCTCCGGGTCGAAGCTCTGCATCGTTGACTGCCCTGGCGGCTTGGTGATGAGTGCGGTGACTTGCTCGGTGATCTTCCAGTCCGCAGACGACTCGGGCATCGCGGATGAGAACACCTGCCGTGCCGCGTCCACGGCCTCGGTGGGTTGGAGTGCGCGGCGCAGGCTGCCGTCGTAGGATTTCAGCCGCTCCACCGTCTCGCTCTCGCTCAGGTCGTTGAACCGGCACCACCACGCAGCCTCCATCAGCCAGGTGTGGATGCCCTCGTGCGGCGGCAGTGGGATGCTGCCGTGGGTTGCTTTGAGGATCAGGCTGCCCTTGGTCTTTTTGGGAGCCTGCGAACTCCCAGATGGGAGGTCTTGGGAGCTTGGCGCTTCGGGTTCAAACGCAGCGGTGCGCTTGAGGTCCAGCCATGCCTTCGGGTCATGACTAACAAACATCAGCCGCACCGGGTCTTTCGTCGCCCGGTCGATCTCAAGGTTGAATTGCAGGAAGTGGTTGCGAGCCGCCGCGAAACACGCCGCATGCTCTTCTTTGGTCTCGCAGACAGCGATCCGGGCGATGCCTTTCACGCCGTGGCCGGACGGGCTGACGAACGCAGCCACGATCCGCGACTCACCCTGGAGGATGTGGACGATCTCCTCCACCTCCCAGCCGATGTTGTCCGCCGCATCGAAGTCGAGTTGCAGGAATCCTGAGTGGGTGAAGCGTCCCTCCTCCACCGCAGACGCCCGCTTGCCGTCGCAGGTGCCGGAAATCGAGACCGCTTGCAGGTCTTTCTTTGCCACCGCGTAGCCGTCGTCGTCGCCGGCCTCCAAGGTAGCTCGGAGCTTCTCGATCTTCGGCTTGAACTCGTCGCTCTGGATCGCGTCGATCAGGTCTTGCAGCGTGGTGGTCGCGAACTCCTCGGGAGCGAGCGCCGACTTGTAAAAGCCGATGGCGGGTGTTTCTGGGGTCATGGTCATGGGAGTTTCTTCTTGAGTCGGGTGTTGTGTGCTTTGAGCTTTGCGATTTCTTTCTTCAGCTTGTCGATCTCGTCATGGAGGTTCCCAAGGGTGGCGAAGATCCACGCCTCGCGCTCGTTGGGTGGGATGAATTGGAGATACCGTCGGAAACGTTGCTGCGTGGTCATGGTGTGGTAAATTCAGGGAGTGGCAGCCAGCCCTTGAGCGCGGCTTCCGGTTCGTTCTCGGTCTCGAAATAGGTGTCGGTCCACTCGCCTTCGTAGAGGCCGAATTGCATGTTGGCGTAGGTCCACTGGCCGGTGGCTTCGTTCCAGCGGGTCATTGAGAGCCATGGGTAGCCGAAGTGGCCGAGGAAGTTGGTGTCTTTAGGCGCGGTATTGGGTGAGTTCATGGTGTGAAAATTGGTTCTGAGAGATTCTTCCCGCGCATCAGTTGCAGGTTGCGGACCGCGTGGAGCATCCCGGATTGCGTGTCGCTCTTGTCGCGCAGCGCCTCGGCCACCGCGTCGTCAATCGTGCCAGGCGCGATGATCCGATAAATGATCGTCTCGGCGGTCTGCCCGGTGCGGATCAGGCGGGCGTTGGTTTGGACGTAGGTCTCGTGGGAGTAGGTGAGCGATGTCCACACCGCGATCCGGCAGGACTTTTGCAGCCCGTCGATGCCGTGCGACAGCGACCGCGGGTCTGCCACCCATACTGGTATCTCGCCGCGCTGCCACTCGTCCATGTGGTGCTCGTCAAACATGACCGCCTGCGGACAGGCCGCGAGGATGCGGGCGCTCTCATGCTTGAACGCGCACAGCACCAGCACCGGCTCGTTAGCGTGCTTGGTTAGCAGCACGCGCAGCGCGTCGAGCTTCGCGTCGTGGACAGGTAAAACCTTCCGGTCCTCGTCATAGACCGCGCCGGAGGTGAGTTGCAGCAGCTTATTGCACAGCGTCGCCGCCGACGGTGCCGTCACCTCGCCGTCTGCGATGTCTGCCAGCATCTCCTTTTCGAGTGTCTTGTATTGCTTGCGGGCGTCCGCTGGCAACGTGACCGCCACGTCAATGATGCTGGAGGCTGGCAGGTCGGACCCGTCGCCCACGATGACCAGCGCGAGGTCAGCCAGCCTGCGGTCGATCTCCTCCTTCGCCCCCGCCTGGAGCTTGAAAGTGTAGCCCATGTAGTCGGCCGGATAGAACCAGTCGGATTTGTAGTCGGAGAACGTCTTACCCAGCCGCTTGCCGTCATCGAGCATCTTCACCTGCATAAAAAGGTCGAGGTAGTTGTTCGGGATCGGCGTGCCGGTCAGTCCCCACCGCCGCGGGATCGCAGCCAAGTGCTTGTGCAGCGCCTTGAACCGCTTGCTCGCGTGGTTCTTCGCCAGTGATAGCTCGTCGATCACCAGCGTGTCCACCGGGCAGACGAATGACTTCCGCTTCGGGAACATCAGCGGCAGCCGGTTCGGCAGCAGTTCGCTGTTGATCAGATAGATGTCCGCGGTGCCGTCCAGCCACGCCTGCATTCCCTCCGCCGTCCGCAGGTTCGCCACTCGCATCCATGACGTGTGGCTCCACCGTGCGATCTGCGCCGGCCAGGTGATCGAGCACACCCGCAGCGGTGCCACGATCAGCGCCGCCTTGAATTGTCCGATGGTCGCCAGCGCGTCGAGCGCGGTGAGCGTGACCACCGTCTTGCCCTTGCCGGGCGAGACGAACAGCGCCGCCCGCTCGTTGTCGAGCAGATGGTCCACCATCGCGGGCTGGTAGTCGAAGGGAGTGAATGTCTCAGTCATAGGGTTTGCATAGGTGACGGATCATAGACTTGCCGTCCTCGATGTCGTCGCACCACTCCGCCTGCATGTCTTGGGCGATCAGGTCGCGCAGCCACTTGTATTGTAGCGCGGTCGGCTGCTTGCCCGGCGACTTGAACTCGATGAACAGCACCTTGCCGTCGCGCAGGAACATCCGGTCCGGTTGCCCCTTCTGGTTCGGCCCCGCCAGTTTCATCACCAGACAGCCCCATGCTTTCGCATAGGCGCAGACCGCGCGCTCGATGGTGGATTCACTCATGACAGGTGGTTTCGTCGCTCATTCTCAGCCGCTTGCGCTCGGCACGTTGTTTTCGGTAGTTTGTCATGGTCGGTCTAATAACGTGTTCGGCGGATATTCAGACTCCGCCCGTTCCCGCAGTTCGTGGTCGGCTTCCAGCAGTTCCCTCAACGTCTCGTAGCACGGGGCGTCTTTGGGTTCTTCGCGGTAGAACCATTTTTTCACCTTCACCTTTGGACCGGTTTTCACATAGCCATCCTTTGCCGGGTGGTGGTATTCGTGACCGATTCCCAGCTTCTCGCAGGTGTAGCGTCCGCTGTGCGCCTTGTCGCCGCTCATGTGGCATGTCATGCGGAATGGGATGCGGGCCGCCAACGCCGAACAAGGCGTGGCTGCATCAACCGGCATTTCTCTTTTCTTTTGCTTACTCATGGTCGTTCCTTTCGCTGCCGGTGGCAGCACATTTTGCGTTCTCTGCCTGACCGTCCGGCTTCCCGTCAACCAATCCGGCAGATTCACAATCGCTTTCAGAGGTAAGCCCAAGTCGGGCCGCAATCCGATCACGATGGACCATTAGGCCCTTCATCGACCAGCAGAACGCTTCCGGGCTATCCGGCGTGTTCCAGTCGTTGATCGCGTCGGTCATCACGTCGTGACAGTCCTTCAAGAGTTGTTCATTCGCGGAGCGTGCCGCGACCCGGTGTAGGTATTTTCGTTTCGTTTTCATCCGTCGTAACATCCGCAGGGAATTGGTGATTCATCGTGTTCGTCGAGATAGTCCCAGAGCTTCCCCTGGGCGGTGTCATTGGTATCCACGTTCTCCCATCGGAGAGATTGGCCACCGAGTCCGCGACCGGGACTTTTCAGGATCGCGTTGCGCTCGATTTCCAGAGCGCGGGCGAAGAGGTCCGGGCGCGTCCGTTTCAGTCGCAGGATTTCGCCGCGCTTCATCGCGGGACAGAACCAGCAGGCGGATTTTCCCGGTTGAGTGAGTCCGTGGCGTTTGATCGCATCCACGCATTCGCTGCGTCTCCATCCCCATTCCACCAGCGGATACCAGAAGCGTTCGATGCGGCCCTTTGCGTGCTGCATGTGATCCTTGGCGATTTGCCTGTGACTCTCGCCCGCATCGTAGCCGATTGCCTTCGTGCATTCGGTCACTTCGTGCTCATCCATGAACTTGAGCATTCGCCGGGTTTGGGGTTCCACCTTATATTTCTGGGAGCATGTCTTGCGGCCATAGGCGAGACTCGGGAGCATCCGCTTGCGCGTGCAGTTCTTTTCCAGTCCCTCGAACTCGCCTTGATAGGTCTTGCGGACAGTCTCGATTCCGATCCCCCACCAGATCCGGCATTGCACATCCATTTCCATGACATGCTCGTAGGTTTCCGGCAGCTCGCCGCCAGTGTCCGCGAACAGGATTAGGTCGGGCTTGATGCCACGCTCACGGAAGCCGCAGAGCATCGCCGTGGAGTTCGTGCCGCCCCCAAAGGCCACCGCCAGAAGAGAAGAGATGCCGGAAGATGACGGCAGAGAACAAGTGGTCGTTGGCAACATGCCATCACGCCCTTCGTCAAAGTTTTGGAGTATGAGGTCGTTTTCCATGGTCATAAAGTTTTCTCGTCGGCATGTGCCAAGACACCGGCGTTCATCCAATATAAATCCATGCCAGTTCGCGGCGTTCGTGGGTGGCTTGGCAGCGTTTGCATTCCGCGTTGCCATTCCGCAGCAAGTGGAAGCTCACGCTCCCGCATTGGCATCTCAGGCACTCGTCGCGGCCATCTTCCGGCTTCATCGCGTAGTCGGGGCAGTTTCGTTTCTTCCACCCGTATTCCGAATCCAGTTCGTTTTTCGGCATGTGGAAGCGTGGGGAGTGACCAGCAAGGCAGGTCACTTTTTTGTCGTGATAGACGAGGTTGGTGCATTTATCGCAGGGACTCATAAGAGGATGAACAAGGGAGGGATGGCAACGGGAACTAGCCGTTGATGTCGGTGGTGGATTTGGAGTCCTGCGCGGCTAGTTCCCGCGCCATACCCCCGGCGTTCTTCGGAGATTCCTTGCGTTTTCGCCGTTCATCACACGCTCGTTTTGCCTCGGCTATCCGTTCTTCCGCGTGTTTTTGGGCAGCTTCAATATCCATTGCAACTTGTGCGTCCAGTTCTTCATCAGAGAGAGCGCGTTGTATGGGGTTAATACCTCCTTTCAAAAGATTTGCTTTTGCGTGTGGTGTATGGGGTGCTTTGTTCATGGTCGTATCGTAATTCCAAAAGATGCACAACAAGTCATGCCAGGCGACCCGCCATAAGCGGCCTTGTCGAGTTTCGGGGTATCAGTCATTTTTTCGCTTCGGTTGAGTCCTGTGTCGGCGGATCGCCTGCACTGTTTGCGTTCTGGTAAGATTTCACCGGCTCGAAACCACAGGCTTCTTGAATGCGAAGATCCCCAGCAGCGCGGCCCGCCCCACCACGTCCTCGTCCGCCGCCGCCATTTCCTTCAGCCACATGAGCACCGGTGCGCGCTTGATCTCCATGAACACGAACATCGGCTCCGCCCGATAGACATCCGTGATGTTCTCGATGTCGAAGTCCCACGCGAACCGCACGCCATCCGCCACCTTCGTGCTGGCCACCTCGTCGCTGGCTGCCAGCTTGTCCGCGATGGCCTGCTTGTAAGCCACCACGTCTGAGATCCGCCCGCTCTCCTCCGCCGCCTCCCGCGCTGCCCTGGCGAACTCGAACGCCCGCCGCTCCTCCGCCTCCGCGATCGCCTTGAGCCGCGCCACCTCGCTGGCGTGCGCCCCGATCAGCCCGTTGATCCGCGTCTGCTCGGCCTCGATCTCCGCGATGAACTCCTTCGCCGCCTGGTCGATCAACTTGCCGATCCGGTTCACCGGCTCCTTGACGAGCTTGCGCGATTTCTCCACCTCGATGGCCAATCGCGCCAACCGCCGGGACTGGAAATGCGCGTCGCCGCTCTCGTCGTTAGTCCTCACTCGGGTGATGCCGCTGGCGGCTGCGAGCAGCATCTGCTTCCGCTCCTCCGCCTCCGGCGCGATGGTCAGTTGGTAGCCGTCGCCGGCGAGGATCAAAGCGGTCGTTTCTGTGTCTGGTGTTTTCGTAATCATGGTCTGTGTTGGTTGATGTGTTCGGAGATTTCCTTGGAAAATTGGATAGCCAGCGAGTCGATCAGGTAAGCGCGGAAGACCTCGGTCGTGTCGTAGTCGCCCGTAGCGATCTGGCAGGCGTTGATCTCCCGCCCGCTCATCTGGTTGAAGCAGCGCGTCAGCAGCGCCCGCGCCGTCTGCGAGTATTCGTGCCGCGGCTTTTTGGGAATCGGTTCCCCGCCCGCTGCGTCACCGACTCCCACTCCCCAGAGTGTAGCGTCAGCATCCGCTGGCAACATTGCCACGGGCGAGGTTTCGGCGGCGCCACTCGGTGCCGGGAAAGTGTTATAAGACTCTTCCATCTCGCGGTCTTTCGCTTCGTCGCGGAGGTGGTCGGCCAGGTCCATCAGCCGCTCGTGGCGGTCGGATTTCTCACAGGTGTCGTCTTCGGGGTCGTAGTAGGTTCTCATGGGGTGTTTAGTTAGGAAATTGGTAGTTGCGAGGTCGGTTGCCATTCTTCCGGTGCGCCCGGTATTGGCCGCATTTTCAACCGCTTCTTCTCGCGCTCCGGCAGCCAGGACGGCACGAACATTTCGCCAAGCAGAACCCGCTTCGTGCCATGCGCCGGGGTGGAAAAGACGACGATCTCAGTGTCCGTTGTCACCGTCAGTTGTCTCCTCACGATCTTCCAGCATTTCAAAAGTCCGCGCCATGTCGGGTAGCAGTCCCGGAGTATCTGGTCGTATTTCCGCTCGGCTTGCTTCTGTGACTTGAAAACCAAGTGGTCGAGGTCGTGCCATGCACCACCACCGAGTGATGCCTGGATGTGGTAGCGGATTGTGGTCTTTGTTTTTGTCATGTTCGTGGGAAAAGGTTGGTTTTGGATAGACTCACGCCGCCGTTGCAGATGCAGCAGGTCTTGAGCAGTAGGCGGCAGCGGGAGTGGTAACAGGTTTCACAGTGGTCGGGCGGGCAGGGTTTCTCTCTCAGCTTGCGGGCGTTGGCGGCGAGGCGTTCGGAGATCGTCAGAACGGCTGGCTGCGGACCGTCTGCGGGTGGTCGAACAGCATGAACGACTTCAGCAGCAGCGGCAGGGGTTGCCCGTCCAACCGCAGCGCCAGCCAGCCCCGCTCCGAATCCACCGGATCGCGCATCAGACATAGCTCGCTCTCGAACGCGTTGATGGCTTGATGCCAGGCGGTCGTCGCCGCGTCTGCCGCCACTGGCAGCACTGGTAGCGCCTCGCCCTGCGGCTGCGATAAGCTCCGCAGCTCCGCGTGGTGCGCCTTCTCCGCCACCACCGCCGCCGGCAGCGGGGTCGATGCACTCAGCACCAGCCCCGCCCGCCGCTTTCCCACGCTCGGCGGGTCGATCCGGTCGATGGCGGCTTCCAGCACGGGGTCTGCCTGCGGCGCCTGCGGTGCGGCAGGCGCGGCTGCGCGCTTCTTGGCGGCGATGATTTCTGCGATGGTTGGCATGGGGTCGGATTGGTTGGAAAATGTGAGAGGCGGCAGACAGCAGTCTCTCGCAGGACGAATGGCCGCTCGGCCCCGCCTCCCGCCCAGAAAGCCCCACCCCCTTGCGAGGGTGAGGCGATTCAAATTGGCGGCCCGTTAACTCCGGTCTGGATTTGGAATCCATCCCGGCCTAGCAGTGAAAAGGTGATCCCGACGGGCCAAGCGGGACGCCTCACTGCTGAGAGTTTCAGTAGGGGATATCGTCGGTGACGAACTCCGCCAGCTCGTCGAGCGCGGCGATGAGTCCAGCGTCCTCCAGGTTCTTCGCCGCCTTCGCTTGCGGCAGCCACTTCGACATCAGCAGCTTCACCGCCGCGTCATCCTCGTCCACCAGCGCGCCGAGCTTCTTGCCCTTGTGCTTGCCCACATGGATCACCACCGCCGCCCAGCCGCTAGCAGCAGGCTCGGTCTTGCTGGCAGCAGGTTCGGGCTTGCTAACCGCGGGTGCGTCAGACTTCTCCTCGCGGTCCTTGATCCGCGTGTAGCTGCCGCTCGGCTTGAGTGCCTTCTCCTTGTCCGGCGCGATGAAGCTGATGTTTGCGTATGTCTTGTCCGCCACCTGCTCGTGCTGGACGATCATCTTCACGCCGAATCCAATCATGCTTTCCACGTCGAACTCGTTCAGCTCAGCGGACGTCAGTTCGCGGCCCATCATTTTTTTGAGGTCCTTGCGGAGTGCCGCTTTCTCATTCAGCGACGGCGTGTAGCCACGGCTCCAGATGCAAAATTGCCGGTCGTTCTCCGCATCGAACGCTTCGGTCTCGAAGACCAGCCGGAATTCCTCCTTCTCGCCAAAATCCGTCATGCGCTTCTTGAGGTCGGTGATGTCCACGATGACTGCCTTGATCGGGCTGCCGTCGGTGTCCGGGTGCGGGGTGAAATTGCTCTGTTTCTTTTCGGATAGTTTCATACGATTGGTGTTGGTGTTGTTGGTGTTGGTGTTGGGTGGGGGAGAGAGAGAATGTTGTGGAGGAGGCCGTAGCCGTGGTCCGTCACCGCCAGCGACCAGGTCCGCCGGTCGCCGCCGCGGATCGACCGCCGGCGCACCAGGTCGCGCTCTTGCAGTTTGTCGGCGATCACGCTGATGCACCCGCTGGTCTTGCCGAGCAGCCGCGCCAGCGTCGTGAATGACACGCCCTCGGTCTCGGCGCAGTGCAGCAGCACCGCCAAGCTCGTCAGGTTCAGCTTGCGCTTCCCGGCCTCCGCCAGCGCGCTGGTGAGTTGGATAGTGGTCATGAAAAAACGGCGTAAAGGATCACGCCAGCCACGCCGCAGAGCACCAGCAGCGCTGCCGAGATGACCGCCATGGCGAGTATTTGTTGGCTGCGGTAATCGTCCTGGTCCGCCACGCGCCGCAGCAGTTCGAGGTCCGCCTTCGTGTTCCGCCCGAACGTGTCGGACGACTCTCTTTTTATTGGTTGTTCGTTCATGGCAGTTGTTGGTGAAGGACAAGAATCAGCAGCGCGATCACCGCGTTGATCCCTAGCAGGATAGAGAATGTGGTTTTCATGTGGGTTGGTTTTGATGGTGTGATCCCCGCGCCGCCTTCGATATTGTCTGGCCGGTGGCCTTGGGCATTGGTCGCCACCCTTTAGAGCAGCGCGGGGAAAAGTGTTCAGAGAGTGGGGACCAGCCCCGAGAACCGGCGTTTGGCCGCCGCCTCGCTCGCCTTGATGAGTTGCTTGCGGACTGCCGCGAGGTCGAACCGGGGTGATCGTCCGACCAGCAACTCGGCTTTAATCCGTCCTGCGCGGTGCCACTGGCGGATCGTCTCGGCGTGCAGCCGAAGGTCATTGGCAAGCTCGGCGGCGGTAAGGAGTGGGTTCACGCCTCGCCCTCCATGGTTGCGGCCAGGGCCGGGGAGGTGATTTTGAACTCTCCGCTCGCCAACTTGGCCAGGCCGTCACGGATCAAAATCCGCGCCAGATTGGTTCCGGTGGTCCCGGCGTCCTTGGCTTGCTGATCGAGTTCTTTTTTGTCGGCGAAGAGATCGACGGAAACTCTTCCGGTCGGGTTGCTTTTTTGCTTAGGCATGGCGAAAGACTTTCCAATTTTGGAAAGGCAGTAAAGAAAAACTTTCCATTTTTGGAAAGCTTGCTAAATTTAAGGGCTATGGATTCAGAAAACGACAAGCACCAGATTGCAGGGTCAATGCTCCCTAACATCGTTCAAGCCTTTAGAAATAAGGGTTTGTCACAAGTAGAGCTAGCAAGAACGCTAGGGAAAAGTGAGGCCTGGGTTTCCAAACTCTTGGCTGGAAAACAGCAGACGATTGACGACGAAACCTTCCGAAAATTGGAAATTGCGCTCGAAATCGACTTCTTTGGATACACCAAAAATGGAAATATCAGCCCCTTAGCCGCTCAAATCGCCGCGATGGTCGATAACGATCCACTGTTCGCCAAACTGGCGGTTTGCGCCAGAGAGGCCATCACCGGCGCCAGATCGACCTTCACCCCGCGCTACGTCCCGACGGAGGACATGGCCGCGCTGGGCAGCAAAATCGTCGCCATCAGCACCGCCAACCCCGACAAGCCAGGGAAGGTCGCCAAACTCGTTTTGCAGCTCCTCGCCTGACCGCGATAAGGCGATAAGAGGGCGATTTCCAAGCCAATGCCGAAAACTCCTAGAGCCGTATAGAAAATGACTTCATTCGTAATGATTAGGTCGTCGGTTCAATTCCGACCAGCGGCTCCAGAAATCCTTGATTTATCAATACCCGATGCAATCCAATAAAGCCCATTAAATTACGCGATGGGGCGATAAGGGCGACAACATTATGGCAAAACGACCCGACTTTGAACCGCTAGAAAGTGCGCGTGGATGGGTGGTCAATGTCCCCTCCTCGATGACCGCATCCGGCAAGCGGGCGCGGAAATATTTCCCGACTGAGACGGCGGCGAAGAGGTTCGCGGCGAGCGTTCGGGCGAGCCATGCCAGCGGGGTTCGCGGCGCGATGATTTCCGCCTCGCTCGCGCTCCAGGCGGCGGAGGCGCTGCGGATTCTGGAAGGGTCCGGTGTGTCGCTCCCAGAGGCTGCCAGGCTGGCGGTGGCCAAGCTGGGCGGCGCGGAGTCGAGGGAGACGTTCGGGGACCGCTACGCCCGTGCTATGGCCGCGAATGATTGCGTCTGGTCGGAGAAGTATCAAAGCCAGATGGACGATTTGCCGAAGTGGCTGCCGGCGTCGTTCATGCAGCGGGCGTGCGGGGTGATCGACCGGGCGGCCATCGAGGCGGCGTGCCGGGAAATCCGGCCATCGCTCAAGCAGTCGAGCCTGGACATGAAGGCGGCGCGGATTTTGGCCATTGTGAATTTCCGCCCGCGCCACCGGAAAAGCTCAACCATTGCGATCCTGTCGCCGGCGCAGGTCGGGCGTTGCTTGCGGGTCTGCGAGTCACCGGAAGAGCGGCGGGTGGTGGCGGTGCTCTTGTTCGCCGGCATCCGGCCCGACTCGGAAAGCGGCGAAATTTCGCGCCTCGATTGGTCGGTGTTTGGCGAGTCTGAAATCTACGTTTCCGGGGATGTCTCGAAAACTCCGAGCGACCGGCATATTCCCATTGCGCCCCGGTTGCGGCGGTTGATCCGCGGTCATCCGGCCGATGGTCTGGTGATGCCGAGCGGCTGGAAG